GTCATTTGCTGCATCATAATTTCTTGTCGAGCCATTTCGATAACCTTGCGTATCCAGGTTTCAAGCAATCTTAATTGGATTGGTGAAATAACTTCTTCTAGCTTTTTTCTGAACTCCATCAATTTTTGCAAGTGTTCTTGTGGTGGTTCTAACGTTGTTCCACTTGGCATTTGATTTGAGATAATTAGAGATATAGCCTCTTCTGCCAATAACTTCGGCCCCATTTGGGATTCTGGAGGTCTGCGTGAGTATCTATCAGGGTCAAAGTCTCTAACTTTAATCATGTCGCGCAATAAATTATGAACCTCTGTCTGAGTAACAATACCCATCTGAATAGCTAAAGGAGAGATTAAAGTGGCAGCTAGCTCTGAAAAAGCTTGAGCTACAGCTTGTTTATTAGAATTAAGCAAACTAGAACGAAATTCAAAGTCAACATCATAATATATCTCTTCTGGGCCAAGAGTTTCATAGGCATCTTGAGCTTGTCCAGGAAAACCGGCAACTCTAAATTCTTTTTTATCAACAAGATTATACCTGTTTAACCTGTGCATTAGACTATATATCTGTGAAAAGCCATGAAACACGCGTCTTAGCACTTGTTCTGATCTCACATCACTTTGGTTAAGCAAGGCCATTGTGGTTCCAACTGTGCGCAAAGCAGAAGCCTTGCCAGCAGGCACACGACCATAGTTGAAATCTGACTGCATAGATATTCGCTCACCAAGTTGTTGAAGCAAGCTGTAAGTATTAAAATTCCAACTTTGATCTCTATTCCATGTTGGAAAATACACATCCTGTGATGGATTATCCAGTGGGTACAATGTGCCAGGCAAGAGTTTGCTATTTTCCCAAACCATACTGCTTGGCGGACGATAAAACCCAAACGGTAGATTGGTTATAGTGCCCCAATCAAAATTCATATCCATGAGATATTTCATAGCATCTTGTATTGGCTCAAGTAGCTCTAAAAGTCCTATACCAAGGATTCTATTTGGAATAGGAAACAATGATTCACTAGTGAAAGGACGCCTGATAGGTAAACCAGGATAAACTTCTGTTAGTAATCGCGCCTCTAAAAGCAATTTTGCGTCACTGGCAACCCAAAAGATAACTTCTTCATCTAGACCGTCACCATCCACATCCCAAGGACCATAATATTCAATAATCTGTGTATCAATACCAGTATATGAGTAAACAGCTTGTGTCCCCTCATGGACATCTTTTTCTTGCTTGAGTATATCTTCGTCTTTGCCTGAACCAGTCGTTGTGCGAGAATTTTCTATTGCGGCAAGCATTTCTTCTGAAATCATACTGTAAGTTCCATCTTTAACCTTACGCACAATTTCATCTACTGTTACACGATTACACAAGCGCAAAACAAAGCGCGCCCCGTGCGGGTTTTCTGGCCCTGGCGGTTGAAGATTGGCAGAGCGAATAGGAAACAAAACATCCTCAAGGTCATGAACTTCTATAACATTGCCGTCATAAACAGTAGTGGAAAAACGTATATGCGCTTGAATACGCCCATTTGCCATCTCATAAAATTCAACAATAGCGGTAGAAGGTTCGCCTTTATCATTTTTATAGGCTACTTTCCATTCTAATCCCTCATTGTCTAACATAGTTGCCTTGTCACTTGTTATATTAAATGTTGGGAAGATAGCTGGCACATAAGCCAACAATTGCGAACGAGTGTCAATGTCGGGGTTAAGTGGCGGTAGAACTCGCACATCATCTATTGTTCTCTTTGTTTTAACATAACGTTGGTGTGTAAAAACCGTGCCGTCTTGAACCAAATTTGCGACATAATCGTCTATTATTTTCTCTCCTTCTAGTTCTGTGAAAAACTGGTAATCAAGGTACTTATCTAAACGCTCTGTCTTGGGAGCATGAATGCGTTGTCTAGCTTTAGCTTCCATAAGCGGACGTGTTCCCTTAAGGGCATTTTCCAAGGTGGCTGTAAGTCGAAGATAGCTGACTATCATTATTGGAATCCAAAGATTATGTGATAGGTTGCCAATAGGGTCGGTTTTTTCCATAAGCCAGCCGCGAAACTTTCCGTAACGTTCTAGCCGTTTTTGAATAAAAGTAGACCGTTCATTCTCCACATCAAGCTTTGACTTGAGAACATACTCTACAACTTCTTGTTTGTTTACCTTAAGCGCTCGCTTACGCCCAGGAAGTTTAGTTTTTTCTTGTTCTGGCTTTGGGGCGGGTGTTTCGTTGCCAGACAAAACGGGCTGTGTAGTATCATTTGGCATATTATTCTATCCTATTAAGCTCGCTACCATCTTTTGGGCATATAGCCTTTTTTCGACCTTTCGGCAGTGGCGGTTCTAACACACTCACCAAAACAGTGGGGTTCTCTGGGTGAGGTTTATGATACAACCAATAGCGAACCGTATTGCATACAGGACAACGTAAGGCTGTGCCATTGTCAACGTAATACTGTGTTGTTATTTTGCTATCCATAAATTCCCCTCTCTGTTCCCGCTGTAATTCTATTTATAATGTGGCTTTCGCTATGTAAACCATAAAAAGTTGGTCGCATATTAGCGAAGTAACCTAAACAAGTGGGGAAGTCGCTATGCAAGTCTTTTGGTATAGGTTTAGAGTTACGTTCATCATGACTATATCTTGTCCATTCATCCCATGAATAGTTTTTCATTTGGAAGTTTGTGACTCTACAAGTATTGAAAACTTGGAGTCTTGGCTTTCTAGTTTTATAGTCTGGGGCAAGCATTTCTTTGATATAAGTTCTTGCGGTGTCCCTGTTATCGTCCGCAAGGTCACAACGTAGTCCCGCAGCGTCAAACTGATCTCGCACAGTGACACTTCTCTTGCCACCAGCTGAAGGACTGGCTCCCATATTGGGGTCAATAAGTCGTTTTGCGATGCGAAAGTTATGACTTTCTTCGTAGTCGTTAACTTTGAGTCTAACTTCTGTGGGATCAGCATCTAACTGTAGTTCCCCTATCTGAAACCAATCATTTGATGGATTAATAGCATACCAAGCCATAGCATGTGGTTTTCTAGGGTGAGGATCAAGCACAAAAACAACTGGCCAGTTATATGGCACTTCAAAAGGCTCAATATAGTGACAAACCAAACAAATATTATTACTGTTACAAGTAGAACATTTATTATCAAATGTCAAGATATAATCGTTACACTCAAAGCACCACCATTGTTGTCTATCTGTATAGGTTTTATATATTCTACCAGATAAATGAAGAAACTTTCCATATAGTCTAGCTTCACGTTGATTAGGAGTTAAACCCCTAATAACCTCTGATATAACTTCTTTAGAAAGGATCCTGTTATTTTCTGTAAACAAGGTAAAAGAATCAATAGTGCCGTCTTTTTCTACGCCCTCTAGACCTTTCTGGTATATTTCATTATACATCCATGCCGCATCCCAAGCGGCTGCTTCATCATCTGGTGGAGTCATACCTATCATCAAGAATCCATGTGTGTCTAAGATTCTAAGCAGATTTTCTCTATATTTAGCCCAGACTAAACCCTCATCAATTTGAATAATGTGAAAACTTCCACCAGAAAAGTCTTCAACCTCATTTTCATGCGACATAAGTTGTAAGGTGCTGCCGTTTTTAAGGCAAAGAATACGTTCTTTAGCAGACCAGCTATCGTCCCAACTTTCATTGATAAGCAAATGCTTTGGAATCCAACCCCAATGTCCCTTGGTTTTATCAAAACCATTCCATTGATTCCACTGTAGTTTTGGTCGAATTAAAGGCCACGTATTTGTCATAGAACGAAGGATTAGCCTAGTATGCACTGGAGGCTGAAACAAGGATTTCCAACCAAACTTTTCAGCCCAGATAGGAATTATACCTGTCATTTCGGCGCACAATCTAGCTAATAAGGTGTCTGTTTTAGAACTTCTGTTACCTCCCGTGACAAATATTTGAGTGGCATGACTAGACCATATTTTTTTTGTTTCTTCATTGTCATTTACAGGTTCAAAGAAAAGCAGTTGGTTTTCTTGACGGGCTTTGTTTAAACTGTCTAGCTTGGCGCTAAACTCAGACAATAGGGCTTCATTAGAAATGCTAGTTATGTCCATGTTTTTTGTCTTTTTTCTATTTTTGCGCAAGTTTGCGCCATAATTATCCCTAAAGCCAACAATCAGTCTTTTTTTTTCTGACATATATATAATATATATTATATATATAATATATGTCTTTCTTTAATTTTTTTAATTGTTTTTTAAGCAGTGCCTCTTGGAATAGCCAAAAGTAAAACCATACAGTCTTGGCAAAAAGCAAAGATTTGTTGTTTAGAATCATCTGCCACAAAATATAAAGGGCTTGGTAGTTGTGAAGCACAACCTCCACAAATTAATCCCATATCTTTTAGCTCTTTACCATGTAGTATTTCAGATAGCTGAGATTCTGATATTGGCATCATAGAATTTAGTCCTCTTTGATATTAACCCAATAAGCTGTTAGTTTCGCTACATTCCAAGCTATAACTTTCCAATATGCTGTTGGTATTTTATCCATGCACGGATGTAAAAATTCTTCTGGTTGTTGTCTTAAGGCATTATAAACATTATTGAATATTCTTCTTTGTAGTTCTGTCCATTTGTTCCAAACTTTTCTGTTTACTCTATGTTCATTCTTCGTCTTCATAGTATTTTCTTTTGCCCTTGAAATTAGGTAGTTTGCCTATATCATAATCTTTTGTGGGCGCATAATAGCCACAATTACAATATGGGCAGTCTTGGTAAATAATTCCATTATATATATGTGTATGCCAACACAAACATATAGGGCCTATACGCAACATGGACAAGCTATCCCGAATTACCACTAGTAGTAGAATCTTTTGCGTAAATAATAGGATAATGTGGGTAATGTGGGTAATTAGGATAAATAGGGTAACTAGGGTAGTAAGGATAACACGGATAATAAGGAAAGTAATAATTATCACTTTTTCTACCACAATGTGGGCAATATCTACAATTTGGACAAAAGTAACTTGTTCCCGTGCTATAAGTAATAATGTCCTGTTTCTCCCCGACAATACTAAATTGTAGGGCTGTTGTAGCATTCTTTGCTTTTGTCTTCATCTAGACCCCTTTCTGTGCGTTTTAAGGCCATTCTGGTAAGAGTCACTAACCCTGTTTTTATACATTTCACCTCAGAGGGTAGGGAACCCCTTAACCCATGTAGTATGGGGGGGGTATGCCCATGTATGCTAAACCCTACACTGTATGTCAAACCCTACACCCACTTGGCATAATTCTTGCATATACTCCACTTGGCACGTTTATTGCATACTCTCCTTGTTTGGCATGTCCCTTGCTATAGCAAACCCCATGCCAACTAACCCCCACCTAACAACCAAATAACCTCACAGCATGTAAACCTACATATAACAAGCATATAACTATCCCGCTGAGTCCTTGTCAACCACCGGCGTCAAACCCCTCCGGCGTATCTCGCTAGCTATGGCCTCTAACTCACCCACCGCTTGCGCTAACTCCTTGCTAGAATGAATTACCGCTATATGCTCTGTGGCCTCTCCGGCATCCAACCTCTCCTCGGTCCGCAATACCTTGTAAGTCGCAGACAGATCCCTCAAAGGTATTCGATCCGGATTTCCCTGTAATCGCCTCCGAATATTCGCTAATGAAAGCTTTGATAAGTCTAACGATTCTCTTTGTAGTTCTTCCTTGTATAATGCGCGAAGACGTCGAAAGGATTGGTACTCTTTAACCTCACTCCAACCATGCTTTCCGTGTTCAATATTAAATACTGTGGTGGCGTCAAGACCTGTTTGCTCACCAGCTTTAGCAAAACTCATGCCAACATCGCGCAAGGCAAGAGCTTGTGCTGCTAGTTCAACAGGTGTTATAGACTTAGAAGCCATGACACCCAATCATAATTACTTTTTTTTGTATTGTCAATGCGTGGTGACAAAAAAAGTAAATGACAAAATATTTTTATATTAGACTTTATTGGTCTTGTATATAAACAAAAGACCAAAAAATGTAAAATCGGCAAATGACGCAAAATTGCGTCACTAAAAAAAGGCTACAATTTTGGTAGTGTAACAATTTGTAATCGTAACAAAATCAATAGGTTAGCCTGTGGATAACTTCAAAATGTATCCTTTTAGATACTGGCACAGTTTTTGCTTCAAAAAAAAAGTAAAGGAGGGAAAAAACATGGTTATTCTCAAAATCACACGTCCTGTAAGCCAAGCAGTGTATGAAGTGTTAGTTAAAACTGCACGAGAAGCAGAAGATATTTATGACTTTCGGCTGCGTGTTGCACACCATCTACCTGAGGGGTTTTATGTCTATGTCGGGAAACATCATGCTGCAGTGTATCCTCGCGTGCCAATCA